ACTCGATTATGAACTCCGACAAATTTATTAAATATGAAGTGGTCTATTGGATAGCAGGCTTTTTAGTTCGCAGATCTTTAGCTACATTTGTATTTCCTTACTTTGGCATGGCAACTTACGAGTCCGCAAAAGATATTAGTCTTTTGATTACTAAAGTAACTATCGCTAAGGTTATCTTCAAGTCGCGCACTGGTAAGGAGAATGACCAAAGTGCCCCACAAACTACTACTAAAATTGATATTAAGGATTAAAAGATGGAAAACCGCAAATTTGACAGTTTGGATTTATCACCAGAAGTTACTGCTCAACTTTCCCGTATGATGTCTAAGATCGTCCAAGGTGATGACAATGTAATTGAAGGCCCCCTAGCTTCAGTTCCAAACATTGAACAAAAGTTCAAGGATTGGTTTGAAACTATGCAGCTGAAAATTCCTTTATTAGACGTTTTACTAGAAGTTGAAAATTCTAACCAAGATAAATTTGGACCCAGATCTATCGCACTACCTTGGGAAGAACGAAAATCCGGCACACAAGCATATTTTGAGGTTGAGGACGAACCAATACCAAATATCAAAGTACCGCAAGCCGTCGCGAGACTAAGACCACTTAGTCTACAAACAGCAGCTGATTACATTAAAAGAACTACCAACTCAGGCTTACCATATCTGGTAAAGAAGGGTAGAGTCCTAGATTATGCTGTTGCTAACTTTGAACAACTATTAAGCCGTATGGATCCTTGTGTATTATTCACAAGAACACAGGAAGGTAAGAAAACGAGACCTGTTTGGGGCTTTCCGATTGCAGACACTCTAAATGAGATGCGCTACTACAGACCTTTACTTGAATTTCAGAAATCAAGTGGGTACCGAGCAGCAGTAATTGGGCCTGAAGCGGTTGATTCAGCAGTTAGCGAGTTAATGAAATTCGCGTTCATTAATGACTTGGAACTCTTAAGCATTGATTTCTCCGCTTATGATACAAGTATTTCTCCTGAGTTGAGCAGATTATGTTTCGACTATATTAAGTCACTATACCAAACTACCTACACTGATGAATTAGAATATATCATGGGAAGATTTATTACCATTGGATTATGCACCCCAGACGGAGTCTGGACTGGCGAGCACGGTGTACCAAGTGGAAGCACATTCACTAATGAGATTGACTCTCTAGTACAGTGGATTATTGCTCTAAATTATCCA